GTAAAAGTAAGAGAAGTGCAAGCACCAACAAAAGCAGATAAAGAAATGTACAGCAACATCTATACATCACACATAGCAAGCCATAAGCAAATAGATTGGAATTGTGCAAGTTGTGTAGTGGATGCAGTAACACAAATCTACCAACAAACAGCACCTTATGCTGATAAATTAGCAGAAGCTAAAGCTGAATTGAAAGCAAGCGCAAAAAAAGCAAAGTAATTGCCAATAAATATAGTTTATAACAGGCCTCATCTATACGACTACCAAACAAATATAATTGATAGCCCTGCAAGATATACGGTTACATCAGCATCTACTAAGGTCGGTAAAACTGCAAGCCATGTAGTGTGGTTGCATGAGCAAGCCTTGCAAGGTAAGCTAGGCTATAATTATTGGTGGGTAGCACCTGTTTATAAACAAGCAGATATTGCCTTTACAAGACTTAAAAACCAACTAAGTGCAAAGGAGTTATACAAGTTTAATAATTCAAATCTTACTATCACTACTCCTGTAGGTAGCGTTATACATTTTAAAAGTGGTGAGAAGCCTGATAACCTATATGGCGAGGATGTGTATGGTGCAGTTATGGATGAGTTTACAAGGATGCGAGAGGCGGCGTGGTATGCCATGCGTAGTACCTTAACCAAAACAAAAGGCAAGTGTAAATTCATTGGTAATGCACGAGGCAAGGGATGGGGTTACAAGTTAGGTGAAAGGGCAAAGAATGATGATAGTGGGATATGGGAGTTCTTTAAAATAACAGCCTATGATGCAGTTGATGCAGGACTATTAGACATTGCAGAAATAGAAGATGCAAAGCGTACACTACCTAAAGAAATATTTGATGAGTTATACCTAGCTATCCCAAGCGACAATGGCACTAATCCTTTTGGAGTTTCTGCAATACGTAATTGCATAAAGCCAATCAGTAATAAGCCTGCAAGTTGCTACGGTATAGACCTTGCAAAGTCATTTGACTATACGGTAATAGTAGGCTTAGATGATGATAGTAATGTTTGCTACTTCGATAGGTTTCAAGCGGATTGGAGTGTAACAAAGAACAAGATTATGCAGCTACCAAAAGGCATTGAAAAGAATATAGATGCTACCGGTGTGGGTGATCCAATAGTAGAGGAACTGCAAAGGTTAGGTAGTAATGTGTACGGATTTAAGTATAGTAGTCAAAGTAAGCAGCAGTTAATGATAGGTTTGCAAAATGCTATACAACTTGGCGAAGTATCAATATTAGAAGGAGTGATGCAAGATGAAATGGAAAGTTTTGAATTTGAATATACCAGAACTGGTGTAAAGTATAATGCACCTGATGGGATGCACGATGATACAGTGAATGCTTTAGCACTAGCAAGGAACATTTGGAAAAAACGAGGCACAGGCATATATAATATAGTATAATTATGAATTGGGAAAATATAACCGTAGAGCAATTTCAACAACTTAATGAAATTGATAAGGATTTCGAGGCCCTTGACAAAGCCTATCACACTGTATCTATTTGTAAAAGAATAGATATTGAAGAATTGGATGCAATGCCAATATCGGAATTTAATAGACTTTCTAATGATTGTCTATTTGTCGTTAAGCAACCTATACAAGATGTGACTATTAAGCGTTTTGGTAGGTTCAAATTCATCCATGATATCCGAAAAATAAAGAGTGCAGTAGCTAGGTATATTGAAGTGAAACACTTTGCACAGGACTACATCCCTAATATGCACTTGATATTAGCTTCAATGGTGCAACCACAAAAAAAGAATTGGTTAGGGATGTGGGTAGATGTGCCATACGATAGTAAAGAATACGAAACCTATGCAAGTGAGTTGCAACAAATACCAATAACGGTGGCTATGGGTTGGATTGGTTTTTTTTTGCGAGTATACGAGCAGTGGAAAGTGGTTTCCCAACAATCTTTCCAAAAGAAGATGGAGAGTCAAAAGATGACACTGATTTGGAAGATGATGCTGAAGCACAGGATGCCAAAGAAAGAAGTGGAGAAAATAGTGGAACCTTTATGGCAAAGTATGGTTGGCTCTACCAAATCGATTTAGTAGCTGAATTAGAACGAGTTAAAAGGGATGACATTTTCAACATGGACATTATACCATTCTTAGCAGATTTACTATATATAAAAGAGAAAGCAGAGTTTGTAAATGAAATCAATCGCCAAGTCGCAAGCAGATAATTTAAACTTCTTACCAAATGTAGGTAGTGATAAAGGAAGCTATACGCCTGCAGCAAAAAATTACTTAACAGATACGATAAATTCCTTTGTAACAGAAGCGCAAAATATCATCAATAGAAACGGTAGTGTAAGTAAAGGTAACTTATCGGATATAGTTAATACAATTACGCAAGCTGGTAGTAAGATAGTTATATCAATTGGTTACGACAAACGAAATCCAGCGAATAAGTATTACGACTTTATAAACAAGGGAGTGAATGGGACATTAGTAAAGCATGGTAGCGAATATTCATTTAAGAATATTGGAGTTAGTAAAGCATTCCTGAAAAGTTTAATGGGATGGAAAAAATTTAATGTAAGAGCAAATAAAAACGAAGACCAAACTAAAGGTAAAAGTGGATTGCAAAAGAAACGCCAAAGCGCAACCGATGCAAAGGAAAGTAGTGCGTATGGGTTAGGTGTTTACATCAAAAGAAACGGCATTAAGCCTATACATTTTTTTGATAAGCCTGCAGCAAAATACTTTGGTAAAACATTTGCAAGGCAATTAAGTAAGGAGTTGGGTAAGGACTTAAAAATAAATATTAAAAACGATTTTTTAAATGGCAATAACAGTAATAAATAGCGGTAGTGAATTTAATTTAAATAAGTTCAAAAGCGCATTAGTAAGACAGAATATAATAGTAGATAGTACAAACAAGGCAGTAACAAACTTTAGATATGTTTTTAGAATAACAGTCCAATCAAGTACATTGAATGCAGGTTTACAAAGTGATTATATTGGCGAGTTTCAAGTGCGACCACAAGGCGCAAAAAATTACGGGTATTTAGACATTGCAGAAATAGGTAGGAATTGTTTTAGGAGTACCGATTTTTTGAATGGATTTAAAAATAGTGCAAATGACATTTGCGTAACAGATGACCATTCACCAATACTAGCATTCACAGCCGAGTTAAGAGAGTTTGATGGAGTAAATGTTAGCGGAATATTAGGCTATGTAACTGGCTATCTTTATAATGGCTATCCACTAATAACAGACTACTTAGCTAATGGCTTAGAAGATACTATTGCAACTAATCAAGATACTTTTGCAATGACTAAGCTAAATGGTAGCTTCAAAAAGATGTATTGGAGTGCAACGAGTGCAACCATAATTCCTACATGGGCAATCTATAATGCAGGTGGCACAGCGGTAAGTACTAATATAAGCGTAGAGCCTACCAATGCAGATGGGTTGGTAATTGGTGCAGCCGTTACTAGTGCATTTAAATATGTGGCTAATAGAGGCATTGCGTACATAGGTGGAAATGCTAACTATTGGTTTGCAAGGTTTACAAGTGGTGGCTATAGTGGTAACTTAGGAAGCACCTACAAATTAACACATTCTTACACTGGCAATCCTTCGCAATCTATTTATGCAATAGATAGCTGCAAGCCTTTTATAGAATTATACTTTAAGAATAGACTAGGTGCATTTGAGCAATTTGTTTTTACACATTATAGGCAAACCAATGAGATAGAGAAAGTAAAGTATAAGGCAATGGATAGTACAGCGAAGTTTATTGATAACATGGCAAGCTACTCAATTAATGGCGGTGGCTTTGTTGGATATAAGCAAACGAGTGAAAGTGATAAGCAATACAGCACCACTATCAATCCAAAGTTTGATTTGGCAAAGACAATAATAGACTATAACGAGTATAATGCCTTTGTTGAGTTGATGCAAAGTAATGAAGTTTATTTAGCAGTACCTATTTTAAATAATCCTGCATCCGACCCTCTTATTTATACGCATAAATTTATTCCAATTATGGTTACAAATAACAGCATAGGTATTTGGAAGCCGAATATCGACAAAGCAACGGTGGCAAAATGCACCATTTCATTACCTAACTTTAAAAGCCAATCTAATTAATGATAGAAATTATAGCAGGGCAATATAAGTTTGATGTAACAAATGAGGTAGGTATTCCACTAACCTATCAGATAGATGATATTAAAGACATTGGAAGTCGTAACACATCATTCAGCAAGACAATAACATTGCCTGGTACTTTGAATAATAACAAACTATTTGGGATGTTTTTCAGTCCGCAAAAGTTTATTGATAAGAACCTAAGCCTAAGCCAACCTGATGCCAATGTAGGAACTTACTTCAATCCTAATATTAGCACAGACATCCAACTATTTAAGGATGGGATGCAAATCTTCACAGGCACTATGAAGCTATTACAGGTTAATAAAACCGAAGGAGTATTTGAGTATGAAGTAGCTTTATTTGGCGAGTTAGGTGGCTTATACTTTGCCATGAAAAACTTTAATAATAAAAGATTAAGGTTAGAAGATTTGGAGTGGAACCCTACCACATTAGACACTTATGATGATGCTAGAATAACAACATGGTCGCAAATTGGAGTGATAGGAAACGAGGAAGTAGTTTATCCTTACATCAATTATGCTAATCAAATTAGTCCAAATATATCGGTGAGAAACTACCGACCTGCATATCCATTATTCGGTGCATTTAAAAAAATGTTTAGCAAATTAGGTTATACAATTACAGGCGGATGGTTTAATACGGATGCTATGCAGAATAGTATATTTATCCCTAACAATAATGAAAAGTTATTGATGTTTACGAATGCTTTAGTGAAAGATAAAGTAGGTGGTGGTAGTTATCCTGACTTTACTGAAAGTCCATTAATAGTTAATGGGGTTGGCATTAGTTCAGATATTTCATTTAATGCAAGTACATGCGAATATACCTATACAGGAACAAAAAATATAACAGCAGATATTAATTGCTTTATGGATTTTGATTTTAGTTTGAGTGGCATAAATGTTTCAATAAATTGGAAGTTAGCAATGTGGCTAAATGGTACTAAAGTACAAGAAGTAGCTTCATTATGGAATAGTGGCACTACCAAACATAGATTTTTATCCGTTGCATTCAATACCCCTTTAGTAAATGGGGATATTGTAAAATTTACTTTAGCACCTAATATAGCAGGAACTGCAACAAGTGTAACGGTATCAAATACTCAAGGTTCGGTTAATATTATATCAAGTGAACAAACCACTACCGAACAACAATATAACCAACCTATTGACTACGATTTGAATTGCCCGCGTAATGTGTACATGGATCAGTTATTTACATCATTCTGTAAGCTATTTAATCTGTATGTAACTGAAAGTAAGTACAACAAAAAAGAATTAAATATTAAGCCTTATATTGAGTATTATAATGGCAATAGCACTTTAAATTGGAGTGATAAGTTTGATAAAGATAATTACAAAATAATACCTATTGGTGAAATTACGCCAAACATCTATAATTTTAAATGGAAGCCAGATAAGGACTATTTAAATGAAAAATACGACAAACAATATGGTCAAACAATGGCGGATTACATCGAAACTAGTGGATTTGATAGCGCAAAAGGAGAGGAAAAGATAGAGTTGATATTTAGTCCTAGCCATATTTATGGAATTGGGGGGGATGATAAAGTAACAACTGGCATTTTTAAGCGTGATACAGGTGGCGATTTGCCAATAAATAGCAATATTAGATTGGTATTTTTAAAGGTTTTAGCTTGTGATACTTATAAAATATTTGATGGTGCTACTGATTTGGGTGCATTAACTGAATATTGCTATGCAGGAATGACAGATGATCCATATAATGGTGGCTTTTTAGTTAGTGGAGATAGGTTAAACTTAGGTTTTGCAAGTCCTGCAGAGGTTTATTATGATTTGCCAAGTGGTAGCGGTGTATCAACTAGTTTTTACAGCATCTATTGGAGTCCTTACATTGGTGAGATGATAGACAGCAGTAATTTAATGCTGAATTGCAGATTGAATTTAGACACAGTGGATTTATTCAGATTAAACTTTGCAAACTACATTAATATTCATGGAATAGATTATAAATTAAATGCTATAAAAGATATTGATGTTAATACTAACGAGATGGCGAATGTTGAACTAATTAAGGTAGTAGATTATATATATTAGAAGAAATGGCAGAAGAAATAATAGGCCTTAAGGTCGAATTAGATACCAGTGGGGCGAGTGCGCCAATGGCATCTTTAAAATCACAAATAAAAGAGGCTACCAATGAATTGGTAAACTTTACAGGCAAGTTTGGTTCAACATCCAAAGAGGCTATCAATGCAGCTAAAAGAGTTGCAGAGTTAAAGGATAGATTAGGAGATGCAAGGCAAATGATAGATGCCTTTAATCCAGATGCAAAGTTCAATGCTTTAACGCAATCTATACAAGGTGCTGTAGCAGGTTTTTCAGCGGTGCAAGGTGCAATGGGGTTATTAGGTGTGGAAAGTGAAAGCACACAAAAGGCATTATTAAAGGTGCAAAGTGCAATGGCATTATCGCAGGGGCTAAGTACTTTTTTAGATAGCGGGCTAGAAGGGTTTAGAAACTTAGGGCGTCAAATTGCAGGCCCACTAATTGACTCATTTAAAGCATTTAGCGCAGCGGCACGAACTGCAATTGCAACTACTGGTATTGGCTTATTAGTTATTGCGATAGGACTTATTGCAGCTAATTGGGATAAGATAAAAACTGCAATGAGTGGTATTAGTGACGAACAAAAAAAGTTAAATGCATTAGCGCAAAAAAATGTTACGGCTGAAGAAGATAAGCTAAAACAAATGAAAGCATCTGAAAATATCTACAAACTTCAAGGCAAAAGTGAAAGGGAGATATTAAAAGATAAACAGGATCAGGTTAGGGCTGTTATAGATGCAAAAGAAAAGCAGTTAGAATTATTAATTGTAACTAACAAAGCTGCTTTTGATGCAGCTACAAATAATAAAAGAATATTAACTAGTGTACTTGATATAGTACAAAAACCATTAACTTTATTATTAGATGGAATTGATTTAATTGGAAAAGCATTTGGTAAAAACTTTAATTTAAAAGACCAACTTTTAAGTTTTGAAGCTAATTTGTTATTTGATCCTGAACAAGTAAAAAAAGATAGTGATGCGGCTTTAACAAAATTGAAAGAGGAATTATTAAATCTTAAAAATGAAAGAGCAGGTTATGAATTATCTATAAAAGATAATGATAAAAAATCTGCAGATGAGTTTGCAAAGAAAGAAAAAGAAAAACAAGAAGAAAGAAAAAGAATTGCAAAGGAAGGTTATAACAAAGATTTAGAATTATTAAAAGAAAGTTTAAAAGAACAAAATGATAATTTTGAAAAAAGAAGGCAATTAGTTTTAGCAAATACAAAATTAACTGCAGAAGATAGGAAGAAATTAAATAAAGAAATTGATGAAGATGAAAAGAAATACAATGAAGAACATCAAAAAAAATTAGCAGATTTAAACAAAAAGTATGATGATGAAAAGTTAGATAGAGAAGCAGATACGGCTGTAAAAAAAGAGGAACTAGACTACCAAAGAAGATTAGTAGAAATAGATAGTTTAGCCAAAACAGAATTAGAAAAACAAGCTTTAATTGAGAAATTAAATGCAGAACATTTAGTTAGAATGGAAGCTGCTAAAAAAACAGATGATGAAAAAGCACTTGAATTAAGTAAAAAATATGATACTGAAAAAGCAAATAGAGAGGCAGATACTTATGTAAAAAAAGAGGAACTAGATTATCAAAGGAGATTAGCAGAAATAAATAGTTTAGCAACTAGTGAAACGCAAAAATTTGCTTTAATTGAAAAGTTAGATGCAGAACATAAAGCTAGATTGATAGAGGCTACAAAAAAAGATACAGCCACAGCGTCTGCATTAAGGCAAGCGGCTATAATTGCAGATATTGATACTTATATGAAAGCTGCAACTTCTATCAATAGCATACTATCACAATCTAATGCCAATCAATTAGCAGACTTAGAAGCAAATTCACAGGCTAGAATTGCAGCAGCAGGTGGAAACAAAGAAGCTATTTTAGCAATTGAAAACGAAACAGCAATTGAAAAAAACAGATTGCAAAATGAGCAAGTAAAACGCGACAAACTTTTTGCCATTGCAGAGGCAATTATTAATACATATAAGGCAGCCGCACAAGTATTTGCAAGACCAGCACCTGGCGACCCTGTAACATCTTTAGGAATAAAAATAGCATCAATGGTGGCTGCAGTTGCAAGTGGAATAGCTAATGTAATGGCAATTAGAAAAGTACCATTGCCATCAGGCGGTGGCGGTGGCGGAGATGTATCAGGTGGTTCAGCACCTAATTCGCCAATGGGTACGGTATTCAATACAATAACCAAACTAAATAAAGATAGCATAGATAAGATTAACGATAAGGCATTAAAGGCTTATGTAGTTGAGACAGATATTAACAACGGACAAAAAAGAATAGAGAGAATATTAATAAACACAAAATTTAAATAAAATGGAATTACCACTATACGAGTTGAAACTCGATGAACAAACAAATGAATTTGGCGTTGATATAATTAGCCTAGTAGATGCACCAGCTATCGAAAAGAATTATGTAATGTTTGAAAGCCATAAAGTAGAATGGACTGCAAACAATGAGAGGATGATAGTTAGCGGACCAGCAATGATACCGGATAAGCTAATCTATCGTAACGATGCCAATGGAGAGTATAACACCGTAATTAGTAAAGATACGATTGAGGCGGTTGTACTTCGATATATGGAACAAGGTAACCAAAGCAATGTAAACCTTATGCATGGTTCAATGGCTAAAGATGTATTTGTATTTGAAAGCTTTATAAGTGATAATCAAAGAGGCATAGCACCAATGGCAGGCTATGAAGATTTGCCAAATGGTACTTGGTTTGTTTCAATGAAAGTAAATAATACAGATGTATGGCAACAAGTAAAAGAAGGCAAGCTAAAAGGTTTTAGTATTGAGGGTTTTTTTGGCATGGAAAAGAAAGAAGTGAAAGCTGAAATGAGTGTAGATAGTGCATTTGATGAAATATTACACCTAATAAAGGAAATATAATAAGATTTTTATATATATAATAAAGCAAAAATAAAATGAGTGAAAATAAAGCAAATATTTTGCAACAAATAAAGAGCATTTTAACGAATGTGAAATTCGATGCTCAACCAATTAGCGAAGAAAGCGCACCAATTGAATTGATGAAAGTAACAGATGCAAGTGGTAACGAATATGAAGTTGAAGCATTAGAAATCGGCAAGGTAATGACAATGGGCGGTGTGCCTGTTCCTGCAGGTGAGTACATAGTAGCTGAAGGTGCAACGGTTGTAACAGTTGGTGAAGGTGGTGCTATTACAGAAATTAGCGAAGCTGAAAGCGAGATGCCAGAAACAGAAGTAGTTGAAGAAGTTGCACATCTATCTATTGAGAAAGTAGAGCATATGATTGCAGAAGCAGCAAAGCAAATGGAAGTAAAATACAATAAGCAAATTGATGATTTGCAAAAAAGTATTAGCCAATCTTTTGCATCAACTAAGCAAGCTATTGAAGTATTGGCAGATATGCCAACAGCAGAACCAATCCACGTAGAACACAACAAAATAAACAAATCAGATAAGGAGCAACGCAGAGAATTATTAGGCGAAGCATTTACAAACTTTTTAAAAAAATAAATAAAAACAAATGGCAACAGTAACAACAGCATTAACAAATTATGTACCTCAAAACGTCAATGAGGTAATATTAGCCGCAACATTCGGCACAAGATTTTTAACAGAGGCAGCATCAAAAGCAACCGTACAAGCAGGCGTAAAAACATCAGCAAATGTATTGTTGTTGGATGGGCCTGTAACTTTACAAAGTGGCAATAACTGCACATGGGCAGCAAGTGGTTCTGCAACGATTACAGATAAGACTGTAACGGTAGCACCAATCAGCGTAATGGAAGAAATCTGTTACGATGATGTAAGAACTAAATACACTCAATTAGCTATGATGAAAGGTAGCAAAAACTTCGATGAAGTTGCATTCGCTCAATCAATAGTTGATATGAAAGTAAAAAGAATTGCAGAAGCTAACGAAAACTTAGTATTCAAAGGTGATACTGCAGGAAGTGGTAACTTAGTATTCTTAGATGGTTTATTAAAGCAAGTACAAACAGGCGGTGTAAATAGTAATGTAGCTTTATATACAACAGGCGGGCCTATCTTAACTGCAACTGGTATAACTACAGGAAATGTAATTGGAATCTTCAATGGTATTGAGAATGCAACACCAATCGAAATAGCAACATCACAAGATAGAGTAGTATTATGTGGTGCAGATACAGCACGTAAATTTGCACAAGCATTAACTACTGCAAACTTATTTAATTACACAGTTACACAAGATGGTGTAAGTGAGTTTATAGTACCTGGTACTTCAACTAGAGTAGTGCCTGTAAATGGTATGAACGGATCTAATATGATTTTATCTTTTGCATGGCCTAACATGGTAATGGCAATTGATGGCGAAGGTGAGCATGAAGTAGTTGAATTGAAGTATGATGAGTATTCAATGAAAACTAGATTGTATTGCAAGTATAAGTTAGGTGTAACTTTTGCAAGAACATCAGAGGTTGCTTACTTCAAATTAGCTTAATTAATTTAGTAGGGAGTGGGTAAAATTATCCACTCCTTATTTTAATAACATTTAAAAAAATAAAATAATAATATGCCTTGTAATTTAACAGCAGGATTTACTTTAGACGCATGTAAGGATTTACATGGCGGTGCGAAATCCTTAAGAATAACAGAACTTTCCAATGTTTCGAGTATCACAGAAACAGCGGGAGTAATTACGGCTATCACAATGGTAGCTACAAAGAAATTCTATAATTTCATTTTCAAAAAAGAGGTTATTAACTTCAAAGAAACTGAAAATGTAGATGAAGAAAACGACACTGCAGAATATGTAATCGAAGTAACTGCAAAGAAAAATGCACTAACTACAACAACTAGAAATACTTTATTATTATTAGCACAAAATACTTTATGTATTATTGCAGAAGATAATAATGGTAAGTATTGGTTACTAGGTGAAAAGTATGGTTTGACAAAATCAGGAAGCCGCGAAAGTGGTACTAAGTTTGCAGATTTTAATGGTTCAATGCTTAGCTTTAAAGGTAAGGAGATAGCACCATTTAAGGAAGTAGATAGTTCAATCATTGCAGCATTAACTGCTTAATTTTAAAATAAAACAATTAAAAAAGGTATGCTGGATAAGTGTACCTTTTTTTATAACAATATGGAAGGATTCAATCTAAAACTAGCAGAGGCACTTAAGCCATACAATCCGCCTTTTAAATTAGGGCAAGATGAAAAACCTATATTAAATGTAGGCGGTGGTAATATTAATTACAACGAGTATCTAATGTACCTATTCCAAAATTCGCCAAAGCATGGCAGTTTGGTAAAAGGTAAGGCTAAGTATATTTATGGTAAAGGTTATGCTTACAATCCTAAAGTAAGCGCAACCGATACGCTAAATGATTTGGCTAAAAAGTGCATATTAAATTATGAGATATTTAATGCGTTTTATATTGAAGTAATTAGAAATAAAAAGGGCAAAGTAGCTAGCTTACATCCAATCCCAAATAGAAACATTGCGCGTAATTACGATGGTACTAAGTATTGGTATATTATCAACCCACAGCTTACATCAATTGGGGCAAATAACTTAGTTGAATTTGCAATTTATGGCGAACCAAATCCCGAAGGATTGCGTGAATTATTTTTCTATGCAGAAAATGAAAATCCTGCAAATGTATATCCAACACCTAACTACTTTCAGGGGTTAAATTACATAGCTGCAGATGTTGAAGTAAGTAAGCACACATATACAAATAGCAAGCAAGGTTTCAAAGCTACCAAGCATGTAACTTTAGTAAATGGCGAACCAACAGAAGAAATTAAGTCAAGAATAAAAAAGAAATTCAGCGACACTTACACAGGCGAAGGTGGCGAAAGTATAATATTAGATTTCGTTAGTGATATAAACAGAAAAACAGTTATTGACGATTTAGGAGTTAGTGATTTAGTAAAGGAAAACTATTCAGCTATTGATGAGTTGATAAGAAATAATATATTTAGCTGCCATGAGGTTACTAGTCCAGAATTATTTGGGATTAGTGTGCCTGGCAAGTTAGGTGGCACTAATAATTTAAAAGAAAGCTATCAGATATTCAATAACACCTATGTGTATTACAGAAGGGATGCAGTACACTTTGAGTTGATGAAATTGGTTAAAGATTTAAATGACACATTAGATACTTCTGTAATGGGAATGATGCCAACAGATCCAATTGGTATCGTATTAGATAGCGCAGCAATTTCAATGGTACTTA